ATGGATAACGATTTACAAAATAAGATTGATGTACTCGGTCTTCAAGCTGTGGATGAAAAAGCTTATAACAAAGATCTAAAACCCCATGAGGAAACATACAAGCGAGCGAAGATAGATATTAATCGTTTTAAAAATTACAAACTGTATGGTGGGGAACACATGCTTTATTCTATTGAATATATCGAACGAACTCCAATAGAAGAGTTATTAAAGCTCATAAGGCTAATGCAATATTGATAGGTAAAGGATAATGAAAGAATACAAAACCAAACAACAGAAGCGTAAGTTTTATGACAGTGGTGAATAGAAGAGTACACGTGAACAAGTGAAGAAGCGTGACAACTATGAATGCCAAGAGTGCAAGCGCAACAATTAGTAGCAACGGTATTATCTCAACCACCACCTTTAGATGGACAAAAAGCCGCTCAAGTGGGAACTTTAGTACGGAGAGCCTTCCTTTTTTATATTTGTTTTTTGTAAAATTATTGTAAATCATAAATACATTATATAACTATATATTATATAATGTGTACGTAATATATTTGAGATGTTAGGGGTGATGTATTCGATAATTACGTGTAACTTTTAAAAGTTTTATTTTAATAACGTATTATTATAATAAATTGTTTTAAATTCTTTTTTTAGACTTTTAATTTTAAATTGTTTAGATTCAGTAATTGGTGTTTCTCGTTTTTTGATAATCAAGATAAATGAAGAGAGGAAGTACTCAATACATGGAAAAATTACGGTTATTAACATTTAAAAATATAGTAGAGCCACTTTTAAAGGAACATGTATCATTTATATATTTTCCGATTGAATGGCTAGACATTGTAGAGATACATTATAAGACATTTTTATTAACTAATAAGTTAAAGCGTTTAAATGAAAGATTGTATGATATGTTTTCTGATATATTGTTTATTCAGCATAATCCGTATGTATTAAATGAAAATACGCCATGGATTGTGTCAAAAGAACCAATTAGGCAAGAACAACTTGATTATATATTTCAAAGTTGGTATGAGGTCATTCATGATTGGAAACCGAATCAATTAATGGAACCGCCAAAATATGAATGGCATGACGATTTGATTTCGAATGTAACAGTATTACATGATAGTGAAACGTTTTCTAAATGGGTACCCGCATTAATTTCACATGTTTTTTGTGTACAACCTATACGAATTGAGAATAAAAATGAAGAAATCTATTTTTCTCCACTTCGATCACAAAATATTTGTGAGGCAATGTCAGAGCCGATTAAAGATGAAAAAACACAAGACTTTTTCGCCTATGTATACCGATTTGAATGTATAACTCGTGGTGGTGAGAATATTCCATTATTAAAGGTTACAGTAGGTATTCGGAGATTCTACCAAGAATATAAGATGATTGGTCAAACAAACCTTGATATAACAACGTTTGTTTGACCTATTTTTATGAAATGCAAACATTTTGCAAACATAAGTTATCCAAAAATGCTTTTCCCAAAGTTTTTAACAGCTTCTTCTTGCATATTCGGTAAAACATGAGAATAAACACTTAATGTCAATGAAATGTCTGTATGACCTAATCTTTCACTGATAATTTTAGGGTTAACTCCTTGTTTCAATAATATGGTTGCATGTGTATGTCTTAAATCATGGAATTTAATTTCTTTTATGCCTGCGTTATGTGTCGCTCTAATGAAATTTTTTCTGAAATTAGCTTTTTTTATAATCATTCCAAACTCATTACAATTAATTAAATCAAAATCTTGATACGCAGAACCAAATCTTAATTTCTCTTTATTAATCGTAATCTTATGCCTTTTTAAGGATTCTATAGTTTCTCTAGGTACAGGAATGGTGCGCTTTGACGAATTCGTTTTTGCTGTTTTTTTGATTTTATTGTCATGGCCAGATGTTTGATTTATTGTAACGGTATGCTTTTCAAAATCGACGTCCTGCCATCGTAAGCCTAGAACTTCTCCCATACGCATACCTGTAGTTATTGCAAGTAGATACCCAATGTGATATCGTGATTCTTGTGAATGCAAAAGAAACTTTTTTACTTCTTCCTCTGTCCAAGTCTGGATAGAGGTTCTTTCTTTTTTTGGTATCTCAGCAAAAGCAGCAGGATTTTGTGAAATAATATTTTGTTTAACAGCTAGATTTAAAGCGCTCTTTAAAATTCTATGCGTAAGCAGAATAGAATTGTTTGCAATACCTTTATCCATTGCAGTTTTATAGCATTTTTGAATATGCATGACATTTAATTTATGGAGTGCAACCATTCCGATACTAGGTATAACATGTTGGTTGATAAATGCCCTATAGCCGACAAAGGTACTCCTTTCTATACTCATACTTTTAATTTCTAGCCAATGATTTAGGTACTCCTTTAATGTAACCTTAGACGGCTCTATAAAAGTCCCTTCATTCAATTCTGTAATCTTCTTCGCAACATCAGCCTGTGCTTCTTTTTTTGTCTTATATCCAGAAAACCATTTCTGTCTTCTTTTTCCTGTCTCTGGATCGGGTCCGATATCAATAACAATACAATACTTATTTCCTCTTTTTCGAATATGTCCTTTCACTTAAAACACTCCTTCATTTGTTTTGAATCATGTTGTATAAGTCTAGTTGTAATTTTGCTGCTATGAAAATTACATGTTTGGACATATCAGCGATGGATATATTCTACCATATATGAACAAATTCAGTGATAGGATATGATTATCATTCTTATATATTCGATGATTGTTCAAGAAAATAAAAATGCCCACTAACAAGAACTGGCGTTCTGTTTGTGGGCAATTAGTGGTAATATATTCGTATAAAGTCATAATACGAAAAAATGCAAAATTGCATATAATATTTTGTATTTATATATCAATCGAGAAACGTTGGTATATAGCGATTTTAAAACTTTCTCAATATTTTTCTGATAATCATAGGACAGAATTTTGGAAAAAATGTGATATTATGAAAATAATAAAATCAACGGACGTAAAAAAGACCCATGACTGTGAAAGTAGTGTTGGTCGCACTCTTTCACCGTCCTCCCTAATCCGACTAGGGAAAACACTTGTCATAAGTCTTCATACATAATTATAACATACAATCTAGATATAATGACACGTTTTCCTTTAAATGTAAAAGCCTAGGGGCAACGTGTCTTTTTTGTCCAATAAGGGGGGCAAAATGTAGTGCATGAGATAACGTTTGAGGAAGATAGAAAATATGTAATGAGTGAAATAATAAGAAAAATTACAGATGATCTATTCGCTTCAAAAATTACTAGAGAAGAGTTAGCGAAGTATATAGGAATTGCCAAGAGTACATTATCCGATATTCTTAATGGTCATACAGAAATTAGTTTTATATATTTAGTGAAAATCATGATGAGGTTATATGAACAACAAGCTCCAGAAATTAAAAATGATATGATCATTGAGTACTTGACGTATGCTAAGCCAGAAAACAAAAGGGAAGCTTTAGAGTATGCAGCGTTCCGTCGAGAATTCGATTCCTTAAAAGAGTTGATTGATGAGGAGTTAAAATCATCAACAGATGTTAATAGAGAATGGGCGGAAATTTATCAAATAATTTACGAACATTGCAGAGATAAACAAGATAGTGAACCGAAGTATGATCCTTATGCATTTTACGATGAACTAGATAAAAAGAAGAAAGATGTTTCTTCTAATGAAATGAAGATTTTAATTGAGATATTACTATGCCAAACACTTTACCAAATGAAAGAATATAAATTGTTATTCAAAAGAATAGTTCGTGTAGAGAAAAAAGCACAAAAGATTTCTAATAAATACATCCGTAGCAGTTATTTAGTTCGTATTAAAGAGGGAATGTGCGTAACATATTTAATGCAAAATGAAATTGAAAAAGCTCGTAAAAATTCTATAGAACTATTTAAAATTTGTGATAAAAATCCTAATTTCGAAATTCAAAAGGCAAATTCATTTTATAATTTAGGAGAATCGTATATTTTCGAAGATTACAAAAGGTCTAAGAAATACTTGGAATGTGCACTGGCTGTATTAAACGATGGGATTTTTAAAGATAACGATGATATAAAAAGAAAAATACAAAGAGTAAAGAACACATTAATCTTCTTGAAAATCCACCATTATCGAGATTTACACGATGTACCGCCTGATTTAGACAAGGATGGATATGCATATTTAGAATTGAAAAAAGGAAATAAAGAAAAAGCAGAAACGTATTTATTAGGGATAGAAAAAGAAAATGGAGCATTAAATGAATTCCAAACTTGCTATATGGGATTGGCTAGAAATGATAAATATTTATTAGAGAAATCCCACAAGATGTTTTTAGAGAAAAAAAGTCTTTTTTATGCAAAAATCCCACAATTGTATTTGGGCTATATTTGAAAAAATGGTATAATTAAGCCGTGGAATGGGGTGAGTTTATTGAAAAAGATTTTAATACTTTTACCGATATTAGCAATTGCTGGGTTGTTTGTTTTCTCAGCTGATAAAAAAGTTGAAGAACCAAAACAAGAAGCTAAAAGTTATGAGAATGTAATTATGTATTCAAATGAACCAGGCGGTGGCGGCTGGTAAAATTTAATATTAGATATATGAATGCGATCGTCCTGAAAAGGGTGGTCGCATTTCGTGCTTTTAGGAGAAGTTCGGATTTTATAAAAAAAGGCAAAGTCCGAAATTTTGTGAACGATTCACAAACTATTATAAAAATATTGGAGGATATTGGGGATGAATAAAGAGAACATAGAAAACTTATTAGTAACAGAAGTAGCAGAATTCGAAGCACAATTTTTGGAGGTTACGAAAGCAGCACATGAGGGGGATGAAAAATCACTTGAAATTATAATGAAAATGAAACAGGCAATCGGTAGCTTCTAATGCTATCAATCGCCTGTTAGTTTCATTAAGTCTTTAAATAATTTCATAATCTCTTTTTGTTTTTCTGGATCTTTCTCTCTGAATTTAGCTATTAATTCTTCAAATTCGTCTTGAGCACTTGTGATAGGATTCTTTTCATCAGACTCTCCAAGTACATAAGCAACAGATACATTAGCTAATCTAGCGACTTTAATCGCCATCTCTTTTGATGGTCCTTTTTCATTATTAATGTTTTCCCACATAGATATAAGAGGTTTACTTACTCCTAATGCCCCAGAAAATTCTCTTTGGCTCATTTTTAATGTTTCAGTCCTAATTTCTTTTATCCTACGACTAATCAATTCGTGATTCATTTTAAAATTCTCTCCTTCTACAAAAAATGTAGATACTCCACTATTGTGTATTACTGTAATAGTATTACAGTAACTTACTATATAAAATGTAACAGATAAGTTAACTCTAAGACAACCCTTTAAAAATTTTGAAAGTTATGGGTTTACTTTAAGTTAACCTTTGTGTATACTCAAATTAACGAATTAAACAAAAGGTGATGACATGATAAAACTAAATATAGAGAAGGCGAAATCCTTAAGAGAACAACGTGGTTATAGTCAAACTTTTGTAGCCAAGCACCTAGGATACACACATAAAGGCGCGTATTCTCTACTGGAATCAGGTGATCGACAACCTAGCATTTCTAAGTTGGGTTTATTAGCTAAGTTGTACAAAGTAAAAGTAGATGATTTATTAACTGGTTAACTCATAGTGATCATATTTTTTTAACAAAAGGTTAACTTTAATTTAACCTTTTGGGGAGGAGCAAAACGAAATGGGATTAGATCAAATCATTAAAGAATCAATCCGTGAAGTTGTTCGAGAGGAAATTCAAGCAGCATTAGCTTCATTTCAACAACAAGCACAACCAAACAAAGTAATGAGAGTGAAGGAAGCGGCAGCCTATCTAAACATAGCAGTTTGTCGAATGTATGAATTAGCAAACCATCCACAGTTTCCAGTAATTAGGGATGGGCGTAAGTTACTCTTTCTACAGAAAGATTTAGAAGCATGGCTTGAAACGAAAAAAGAAGAATCAAGGATTGTTTAGAAGTACGCGTATCTGATAAATAAGGAGGTGATTTAGTGGAAGACACAACATCATTATTTATATTAGGAATGCTAATCCCATATGGATCATTGCTGTTTTACATCACGTATAAGCCAATAAAAAATTAGGCTTGGAGGGACGTAGAATAAAATAAAAAGACCCATGGCAGTGGGTCCTTAAGAAAAACAATTTGATATAAGTATACCACGGAAAGTAGGGAAATAGTACATGGGTTTAAGTGAATATCAAGTGCTATTACCTAATGAGTTTTGGGACTTAGCAAAGATGAAATAAAGCAAATGATTGAACAGTGTTTCATTGTTGGGTATCCGCATTATGAAATTCAACGGATTAACAACAGTAGACAAGCATATGTGGCAGTTTGTACAAGGAGGTAAATAAATGGCAACATTTCGAGTTCATAAAAGTAAAAATTACACAACCATTAATAATACAGGTCTTCGAGATGAACGTTTAAGTTGGAAAGCAAAAGGAATATTAGCTTACATTTTATCTTTACCAGATGATTGGGTGTTTTACATGGAGGAAATATCCACTCATGCGAAAGATGGAATCGATAGTTTAAGGGTAGGAGTGAAAGAACTGAAAAAATTCGGTTATGTTAGACGGTTTCCTGTAAAAAACGAAAAGGGAAAGATAACCAATTGGGAGACAATTATTTATGAAGTTCCACAAGTGGAGAATCCACATATGGAAAAACCACAAGTGGAAGTTCCATTTATGGAAAATCCAATACTACTAAGTACTAAAGAACTAAGTACTAAAGAACTAAGTACTAATAAACAAAATACTGATATACAAAGTAGTAGTAGTATCTTCTCTTTTTACGAAAATAACTTCGGTATTTTAAATTCATTCATAGCCGAAAGTATTTCGCAATGGGTAAACGATTCAAGCGAAGAACTGGTACAAGCAGCTATGCAACGTGCTTTGAAACAGCAGAAGAAATGGAATTATGCTGAGGGCATTTTAAAACAGTGGGTTAATAAAAATATCCGTACATTGGCTGATGTTAATGCAGCAGAAATCGAGTTTAAAAACAAAGGTAAAAAAGGAGAGAAAAACAATGCAAGCAATCAAAAAGATAGTAGCTTCATCGACAAATACGACTTCAAGAAGCGCTAGTCAAAGATATGTGTTGTCGCCTAATAGATGCACGAATGTCTTTTTAGTAGGGAAAGAAAAATTTAAGGACGTCTGCAGTAAACGCATGTTGATAGATATAGAAACGAATGAGGAATTTTGTCCGCAATGTAGATCGGTAGAAAAAGAAGATCAGAAATTAGCTATTGAGACACTAGCTATAAAAAAGAAAAATGAAATCATTCATTTATATGATTCATTTGCTGATAACAGCTTAATAAATGACAAACTCAAGAAAGCTACATTTGAAAATTATGTACCAACTAAAAAAGAATTGGCTGATGCAAAAGAAACGATTATGGATTTTGTTACCTCATTCCATAGAGAAGAACCAACAAGCATGATAATAACGGGTGATTACGGGGTAGGGAAAAGCCATTTATGTGTGGCAGCCACTAAAGAACTTATGAAAAAGGGTCACAGTGCAATGTTTATTCAAATGAATAAGCTATTTACCAAAATCAAATCAACTTGGAATAAAAACAGTGAAATGACAGAGGACAAGCTTATGTCTCTTCTAGCAAAAGTTGATGTCTTAATTATCGATGACTTTGGAGCGGAATTCACGGAGAAAGATAAAGAAGGCGTTACTTGGAAACAAACGAAGACAAATGAAATTGTAGACAGCCGTATAGGTAAAAGCACTTTATTCACTACTAATTTTACAATCGACGAATTAGCAGGAATGTATGGAGAACGTGATTTTAGTCGGATGATGGAAAACGCTGAAATGTTAGAAATGTATGGGGATAATTATAGATTACTCAATTTTAAAAAGGAGGAATAGAAATGAAAACAAAAGATGAAGAAAAATCCTCAACTGTTGAAAAGGTAACAGTTGAGGGGGAAAATGATTGGTATGTAAAGGAATTAAAGAAAACATTATATACATCTATATTTTCTTTATTAGTATCAATAGCGATTCTAATCTTCATATTTTATAGAAGTTAATTAGCAATGCAAAAAAGCTAATAAGTAATGCGATTAACGAGATTATTCTTGTGATTAACAGATTACCTTTGTCCCACATAGCTTTTTTTCCGTCAGATGTGATAGTGTGCCAATCACTATAAGTTGGCATCGGAAAACCAGCGATTTCAGTATACCCATCGGAAACAGGGAGTACGAAATTATTATCATACATGTATTGGAGATGCTTGTATTTAGGACGAATCTTAACTTTGCCAAAAGTACATGCAATAAGTAGTTTTAGATAAATTGAGAAATTCATATAAATCACCTACCTTTCAAGGGAGATTATACCAAAATAGTAGGTTTAGAGTGGAAAAATATTCTACTAAGGAGGAATAAATATGTGTGTATTATGCCGTAATACAGGAATTATTCGTAAAGAAACTTATCCAGGTGTAACTCTAACGGAAGGTTGTAACTGTGAAGTAGCAAAGCAACAGCAAGCAGAAAATGATAAGCGTTGGAAAGCATGGTTAATAAAATTCGAGTCAATGAAACAAGAATTACAATGGAATCAACAACAAAAAGTTAGCTAACAAGAAAAAAGGGGGATTTCAGTCGTATGAAGCCTACGAAAATTGCAATCGATGTTACTGATAATAAAATTTATGTGGTCAAGAATGGTGAGGTTACACCACTGAATCCTCCGGTAACAGGATTCGGGGAACAAGTAATTACTTGGCAAGGCGGAAAAGTTGATCGTGTATCAACTACAATTACAGAAAAAATTAAATAACTGGGGATGCTATTATGAAGCAATTAACAATTGATGATGTTATAGGCAGTTTTAACTATAACGCGATAAGTACCAGTGAAAAGTTTTTGAATCCAAGCTATGAAGTGCATTTCTACGATAAAGAGGAACGGCAAAAGATGGATTGCTTTGATGCTAGGAGTGAAACTGAAGCTTGGAATGCAACGTTAGAAGAGCACGGTAAAGGTATTCAGAAGATTAGGGTAATTCATTCGAAGCGTAACAGAGCTGAATTTTTGGCACTAGATTAGGAGGGGAAATGAATGACCTTAAATCGGTGGTTAACTAATGAAGAGTATGAGGTAGCTAAATCTAATGGTATTAGTAGAAAAGCTCTTTACATGAGAGTTTACACATATGGATGGGAATTACAAGAAGCATTAACAATACCACCAAGAGCATACTGGCATATTGGCGAAGGGAAATTCAACAAGTTATTAAAAGTAGCAAAAGAAAATGGAATTAATCCAAGTACGTTTTACGGGAGAGTCAATAGCGGATGGGATCCACAAGATGCAGCGACTGTTCCTGTTCGTAAACAAAATGATAGAAAAGATTGGGCTAAGATAGCTGAAGAAAACGGGATTAGCGCTAGTACATTTAGGTCAAGAGTAGCAACTTATGGATGGGATCCAAAGAAAGCAGCTACAACACCATCTAGGAATAAAAAAGCAAAGAAAAATTTTAGTTAAAGGGAGCGGATGGCAATGAAAACAATGGAAAACGGTGTATTTGGAGTAACAAAGTTAATCAGTAAATCAAAGGAGGGACAAGCTGTAATGGATATCAATCAAATTTGTGAATTAGATCAATATCAAGAAGCAACATTACGTACATGGAATGCAAATAATGATTTCGGTGGACGTGTTTTAAATGCAGCATTAGGACTTACGGGAGAAGCTGGTGAGGTCGCTGATATTGTAAAAAAGGCTATCTTTCATGGTCATGGATTTGATCCGGCTCATTGTCCAGGAGAAGAGAACGGGAATACTCATAAGTTGGCATTAGAGTTAGGGGACATCTTGTATTACATTTCAATCATGTCCCACGAAATGGGATATACCCTAGAAGATATTGCACAAATGAACATTTCTAAACTAGCAAAAAGATATCCAGATGGGTTTAGTAGGGAAGCTAGTCAAAAACGTGTTGATGTGAAGTAAGACCAAATTTGAATTTTGTAGAAAAAAAGCACTATTAGAATAGTGCCCAACTTCAATTCACAGGAGTAGTATGAGGAAACTTACGTAAGTAGCTTAAGTTTCTCTGTAATAATTATGAATCTGTGATTCGAAAAATGATTATCTTTTAAAGGGGATTTAAGGGGTATTGGTATATGTTGAAATCTTTGTTGAAAATGTCTTTAACTAATATGATAGTTTCGGCATTGTAAAAACTATCATATTAATGGGAATTAATTTAAGAATACTGTATGTCAGATTGTTGCTAATGTTATCCATCCAATTGTAAGGATAATATATTTTAAGATTTTCATTATGGTAATAATGCGCCACTAAAAAAATTACTACTACCTACAGTTAAAGTTCCGCTTTCTGCTGCAGAAAATTGTATATCTATTGTTTGGCCAGCTAATAAATCAATAATAGTTGTAATTTCAAGTTGAGGTGTACCACCAGTAGTAATTGTTCCTGTTTGGCTAGCAACTGATGCTAAATTTTTTCTTATAGTTATTCTTAGAGTAGAAGTCGTACCTAAGGTTGGATTAAATCCTATACTGGCACTGAATAAATAGACCCCATTTATAGGAGCTGTAAATGTATTCGTTACTGAAGAATACCCTCCACCATTATTAAATATTATACTACCATACGATACTTGAATATCTGCAGGAGGAGTAAAAGGCTGTGCAACATTCTTTTCTGCACGAAAATTAATGTTAAATGTGGATCCGGTAGGCCCAGTGATGCCGGTAGGCCCAGTGTCGCCAGTAGGTCCAGTGATGCCGGTAGGCCCAGTGTCGCCAGTAGACCCAGTGTCGCCAGTAGGTCCAGTGATGCCGGTAGGCCCAGTGTCACCAGTAGGTCCGGTAATGCCAGTAGGCCCCGTATTACCAGTAGGTCCCGTGACACCAGTAGGCAGAGTAAATGATGGGATTGGTGGGAATGTAGGTCCGACTAGGTCTGGAGAAATCAATATTTCAGATTTTATTTTAGGCGAATTAAATCTGTCTCTCCTAGATATACGTGATCGATTGAATTTATCTTTTCTAGTCATATGTATATCATCCCTTCTTAGAATATCTGATTATACCCAATAGATGCATGATATGAATTGGGTGTGATTATATTCTGAGATAATTAGAACAAATTTATCTAATCTAATTTTAAAACTCAGAACTAAACAAAAGCGTTATTTTAATCGAAAAGGGGATAGTTAAAATGGAAATTTCAAAGTACAAAATACCATCTGTTAATGGTGAAGGTTGGGGAGTTTTCTTATTCGATGATACAGGAATATTCACGGCGATTACGGATTTCGGCAACTTCTCATATTGGTTTGAAACATGGAATGGCGAAAGTATGAAAGATTTCTTGAGTGGTAGATGTCCTGATCAGATTCTTTGCAAGATAGCAAGAGAAAACGTAATTGATGTTAAGGAAACGTTTAAATACATTAAAGAAGAATTGATAAGTCATCGTAGATCGGAATATTTCACGGAAGAAGAGGCACGCGAGCAATGGAAACTTATCGAAAAGTTGAAAGAAGACATTCACGTTTACTCTGAAGATACAGCATTCACTCTGTTTTACGAGGAAACAAAGATCCAATTTTACGATGGTTTCCTGAGGTTTAAATATCCAAATGCAGCAGTTAGGTTTTGCAATGAAACATTCGTGAGATTACAAGAAAAAATTAGATTGGAAATGGGGAATTAGAGATGGAACTATTAAAAACTCAACAATGTCCGTATTGCGATTCAGTTGTAGAAGATTGCCACGCTCAATGGGAAGAAGGAAATCATGAGGTAGAATGCGATTCGTGCAATAAAAAATATCAAGTAGCACCTATTTATGAATTTAAGGGTTTTGAAGTTCAAAAGATTTGCAATCAGTGCAATGAGGTGGAAGAAGATTGTTATTGCGATGCTGAGGAAGATGAAAACTAAACAAAATAGTTATTTTATAACCCAAAATAAAAGAACCCGTTTGTTATAAACGGATTCTTCACACAAGGTCTGCAAGAAATTCAAGGTAACTGGACCAGAGCACCATATAGAATTTCTTTTGATATTAATGTATTCAAAGAAACCTAAAACGTTAATAGTAATTAAACAAAATTCTTATTTTAAAGCTAAAGCGCGCCTTTTAGAGCGCTCCTTATGCCTAATTATAAATGCTTATGTTCGATCTTAGATTTCTTGCTTGGAGGAATAAAATGCTCTTAAACAAAGTTTAGATAAACAATATAGCCAATAATCGTAATATAAAACACCGCACTAAAGAAGATTAAAATGTATTTTAATGTCTTGTTCATATTAGTACCGTCCTAAAAGAGGATTACTTGGATTTTAATATTGTATGTAAAAAAGGTGCGTTTATACAAGAGAAGGGTAGCAAGCAAAAGTAAAACAAAATCTTTATTTGAATGTAAAAAAGCCCTAGAGGGGACTAGGGCCCTTTACATAATAAATCTTTCTGTTTTTAAAAGGACTTACTGAAGATAACACATGAATGTTTCATAAATGTATCGAAAAATTGAATAAAATCGTTATTTTAATTAAAAGAGCAGCTAGCAAAAGCTAACTGCTTGTTAAAAAAGAATCCACTCTAGGTTATTTACTGCCAGAGTTTCAAGAAATAAATGATTAAATTAATTTAATTTTTCAATTACAATCGAAGCATTTATATTTGTTTGTGTTCCACCTGCTAAAGTCTGCAAAGTAACCGCAGCAGCGGAAGTATGATTATTAAGGGTAATAATATCACCTGCAGCTAAAGCGAGGATTGTTTGGCCGTTGTTTGGTTGAGTCCCTGCACCTGATCCATAAACTGCGCTGGTAACCGGAGCACCATTTAAAAAAAGTGTGAATTGATTAGGCTCAACTCCTGATACAGAAAAAGAAATTTTATAATCTCCTGCATTAAGAACCATTAATTGAGAAGTTCCCAGTGTATGAGTAAAACCAGATGTCATTTTACCATGTGAATTAAAAAGAATAGGTGCTTCTAAGGCAACAACTTGAGCTGCTGTATTGAAAACATAAGCATAATGAGATAACCCAGATACTGTAAGACCGGTAGGCCCAGTAGGTCCGGTAGCTCCAGCGGTTCCTGGTAATCCAGTAGGCCCAGGAATGCCTTGGATGCCTTGGATACCTTGGATACCTTGAAGCCCAGTTGGGCCAGTCGGGCCGATAGGTCCAATAAGTCCCGGATCACCTTGAATACCTTGGATACCCTGAATTCCAGTCGCCCCAGTTATTCCAGTGGGTCCAATAGGACCAATAGGCCCCGGATTACCTTGAATACCCTGAATCCCTTGACTTCCTTGAGGTCCAGTGGGGCCAGGAATCCCTTGGATACCTTGGATACCTTGAAGTCCGGTTGGTCCTGGTGACCCAGTAGGTCCAGTGGGGCCAGTCACTCCAGTTGGTCCTGGTGGTCCCCCAGAAGGTCCAGTCGGGCCCGTTGGTCCTGGCGGTCCCCCGGAAGGGCCGGTAGGTCCAACAGCTCCAGAAGGTCCAGTTGGACCTACAGAACCAGGAATGCCAGGAATCCCTTGAGGGCCGGTCGGACCAGGAATCCCTTGAATCCCTTGAATGCCAGGAATCCCTTGAATGCCAGGAATCCCTTGAATTCCAGTGACCCCTGTTATTCCAGTGGGTCCAATAGGACCTTGAATGCCAGGAATGCCTTGGATGCCTTGGATACCTTGAATTCCAGAAGGTCCAGTTGGACCAATAGATCCAGAAATCCCAGGAATCCCTTGAGGTCCAGAAATACCTTGAGGCCCAGTAGGTCCCAGGCTACCTTGAATTCCAGTAGGCCCGGTAGGTCCAGTAGGTCCAGTAGGTCCTGGAGGTCCACCAGAAGGTCCGGTAGCTCCAGTTATTCCTGTAGGCCCAGTAGCTCCGGTTATGCCGGTTGGCCCAGAAGGTCCAGTAGCTCCAGTTATTCCAGTAGGCCCTATTTGAGGCAAAGGAAAGGAACATGGAAAGGGTATGTGACAATTCCTTTTAAATTTACTCATTTTTACACCTCCCTTATAAATTAACTACCAATTTATATTTATACTTTAACAACTTATGAGTAAACAGACACACGGGTGTAAGGAAAAACCCTATAATAATTACATAAAAGGTTTTAAGAGCAAGCCTTTATTTCACATTCCATACCAAAAAGAGCACTATATATAAGTGCTCTTCGGATTAAAGCTCTTAGTGTAAAAGAGTACGTGATACCAAATGTGATTTTTTCATGGGCGTGAAGTATTTGAACAAAAAAGCTATTTTAGTAGGGAACAAGTTTAAAAGGCCCTGGTTGACACAGGACCTTTTAAAAGGGAACAACAATTGACATGTTAATAATTATGACTGAAAGTTACTTTCATATTACCATTATTGGGATTTTAATTCTAATAATGGTTGTTGAGAAATAAAAAATTATTTGGCACAACAAAGCAGCTAGCTGAAGTAGCTAACTGCTCCATTGTACGCTTTTAGAAGTAGCATAGGATACAACTATAGTATAAACGGATATCGAAATATTATGCAGGAAAGAAAACTAAACAAAAATTTCATTTTGTAGAAAAGAGGAAGCTAAAAAAGAGCGCTATATATAAGTGCTCTTTTCGAGAGTGAGTATAAATTCCTATCATTCTATACTAGTATATGCACTGTATTATGTAGTTGCTACTAAAGTTAATGTCAGTTTTTAAAATTAGAGGTTTCTTTTAATGAAACCTCTAAAAAGACAACTAAAGTTACGTTATAGTAAATTCAATTGCAATAGGAGTACCTCCATCTAGGACGGCTCCTCCTACAATAGTAGCAGCTGTAGTAGTCACACCAGTAATAGTATCACCTGTTTGAATAACACCATTAATATAAAGCGTGAAATAAGCGTAAGAAGCAGGGAATGTTGTTACAGCACCAGTGTCATCAGTGAAGTCTGTGTTAGCAAAAGTTAAATCCGCTCCAGCAGCTGTTCCTGTTGCTGCTGTACTTACAAATCGTCTTCCAGCTATAAAAGGCTTAACGATAGGCATTTATGTTCACCTCTTTTTAAGAATTAACTCGGACAAGTTTTTAGAAAGCTTGGTCCTGTATTTTATACTATGTTGTATTTCTATGAAAAGAAACGGCTTGTAAACTAGTATACAAACGCTATTTTAGTAAGGAACATTTAAAAGGACCCGATTAGGGGGACGGGTCCTTTTAATGAAACAATAAACCTTTACAGGATTACCAATACATTACCATAAAAGGTAATCAACTTCCATGATTTGGATATTGAGAAAGCTTTTTATAGCTACTTCATTCAGCACAACAAAGCAGCTAGCTGAAGTAGCTAACTGCTCTATTGTACAATTTTAGAAGTTTCACTGGATACAGATATAAGTTGTAACGAAAAGTTACAAATATAGTATAAACAGAATTCGAAAAAAATATGTAGGAAATAAAATTAAATTAAAACTTCATTTTGTACAACAAAGCAGTCAGCGTAATTAGCTAACTACTTGTTGTATAAAGGAAAATTAGGCCCTACAAGTTAAGATGTGTAACTTAGAGTTACAGTTATAGTGTTAGCAGGACTGGAAATGTTATACGGGGATTAATGCAATAAAAATTTCATTTTGTAGAAATAAGTAAATTAAAAAAGAGCACCATGCATAAGTGCTCTTTAAGATAGGAGGTAACACTTTGAGCTGGGTCTAGGTTAGAAGTATATGGTGTGAAAAAAGAAATAAGACCTGAATTTTATTATTAACTCAATATAAAAGAGCAGTTAGCAAAAGCTAACTGCTTGGCCCAAGGTAATAGACGTAGAGTGGGTATTAGTAAAATCGGAAGTCGGCTATTCACCAGCCTGTTTACAGTGTAACCAAGATTTTTAAATGTATTCCCTCTTTAAAGACCTTATTCAAACGGTGTTCTTTAAAGAGGGAGTGGAGCAATGAAAAAGAATACTTTTCCTTTAATATGAGATGACTTTTTAATTCTCAATAATATATGAGCATTAAGACAAAAATGTGTAATTAAAAGAGCAGCTAGCAAAGGCTAACTGCTCATCCAAGGAAAACAGAGAAAAGATTACCATGTATCTACAGTATTGGCGAAATATTGAGTTTTATTCAGGGTTGGTTCCAAAAAAATGACATGCCACCAAAATATAAAATTATTAAAAGGACAATTACTATGAAAGCAATTAAAGAGATTTTCTTCCAGGGATTTTTCATTAGTAGACCTCCTTTATGAAGAATATTAACACTTTACCGGAAGCTGAACAAAATAATCCTTTTTGTTTATAGAAAAACAGGCTATCACGTTCCGTTGATTGGGAAACTTTTCTAATGTATTCTTAAGAGAAGATGGGAATAGAAAAACTATCTTCAAGAGGAGAGTGATTAAGTTATGTTAGGAAAGTGGTTGGATAAATTAAAAGAACCTAAATGTATACATAGATATAAACTTAATAAAAGTCAAGACAGTGAAGATTTTAAAACCGGTAAGATGGGGATAGTTAGTTATTATAAATGTGAAAAGTGCGGGAGAGAGAAGGAAATCAGCAAATATACTAATGATGTTAATAGTGACTATTGGGATATTTAAAATAACATTCGAATATAGTCCGGCTAGAAAACTAGAGGACACCAATTCATTAAAGCAGCAATTAAAGCTGTTTTAGGAATAGGTGTCCTTTTTATTTTGAAAAGGGAGATGGGGAAATGAAGGTGTTAAGAGATCAATTACGTGAATGGAAAAAGCAATCAAAACAAGCTAAGAAGAAAAATAAGAAAAAACGAAAAGAGAAATTAAGCACTCGTGATATTGAGGACTTAATGGGGATGCATAGACCTTGCTACGAGCGTAGGCGTGGAGCATTAAGACAAAAGTAATAAAAAAATAAAAAGGAGTGGTCTTACATGACTATACAATTATCTTTCTTACCAAAAATCGACAGAGCAGCAACGCAGAAAAAATTAGAAGGTGTTCTCGAAAATGTACGTTTATATAGACAGTTTGGAATGATGCGTGAAGAAATGAAAGTCACTCCTTCTTATGAATTTAGATATCACGGACCTACAAATGATGTAGGAAAGCCATTAGAAGATGTAGCGATGGCTAATATACAACAAAGTAAACGAGAAGAGTGGATCAAGAAAACGTCATTTCGTATCGAGCAATTCCTAAATCGTTTGGGCAATGGGCGTGCAGGAGAAGATCAAAGAAATATTATCATTAAGCGTTATTTAGAAGATGAAGATGTATTTGATTATATGGTTTATAACGAAATTGGTATGAGTGAGCGTACGTATCGACGTGTTAAGGCTAGAGTGTTTTATAAACTTGCTTTTGCTCTTAGATTAGAAGTTTACGAGACAGAAGAAACTGGAGGGATTGAATAATGAATTTTGTTCAGCCAATACGTGATCCAGAGCAAATACAACAAATTAAAGAGTATTTAAAAGAAAAGAGTGAGCGTAATTATATCTTGTTTGTAATGGGGATTAATACAGGTTTACGAATTAGTGATATTTTAAAACTGAAGGTTGGAGATTTAAAGGGAAGCCATATCTCAATGCGCGAAATGAAGACAGGTAAGCAGAAACGAATTCAGATTACTGCAGCATTAAGAAGAGAGTTGAAATGGTACATTGAAGAGATGGAAGATCATGAATATCTAATCAAGAGCAGACAAGGAAAGAATAGGCCGATAGGAAGAAGTATGGCATATAAAATATTGAGTACCACAGCAGCAGAGTTTGGCTTAGATGAGATTGGAACACATACACTACGTAAAACATTCGGATACCATATGTACATGCAGACAAAGAATATAGCCTTGCTAATGGAGATATTTAATCATTCGAGTCAACGAGTAACATTACGATATATAGGAGTAAATCAAGATGCAATGGACAAAGCAATGACTAGGTTTAAAATCTAATCATTGCTTTTTTCTTTTTAATTCTATACAGTTACTCATTTTTATTGTGTTGTGTAACTCAAAAGAGGAAGTGTTATGAAGCTATGAATATCAAGGGCTGTAGCGCTTGGCTTAGTTACACAAAATATAAGATATGGGTAAGTGAAGAAATGGCATAAAAAGAAGCGTAGTTCGTCAAATGGAAGTAATGCTCCATTATTATTAAGTTAAGAAGTTCATTGTTTCCGATTAATTGCATCTCTTTATTGTGATTCTTATTGATTTTAAAAAATAAAAAATCGCCTTATTAAAGGCGATTCATTTTGTATTCTTTTGATAAATAAATANNAGTCATTAACTCGAGTTGTAGTATTATTATTGTTAACTCTATTCGTATTATATCCATCGTATTCAGCATGGATGCTTGTACCAAAAACCGTAATAGTTAGTAATAGGGCACCTAAAATAGATAAAAGTTTTTTCTTCATGATTTTCCCTCCTTTCGTATTTAGTAATGTCTCCAGTTTCTTTAGACAATATTCGATTGAAAATATATAAAACCATTTGAATTCAAATTATGATAAATATCTTTAATTTTTATTATTAAAAGTACTTAATAAAAATGGATTAAGTTAATTGAAATGTATTTATTCTTTATAAGCATAAATTTTGGGTAACGGTACATTCTATGAGAGGTAATTACTATATTTGGGTAAGGTGTTCCATATGAGTTATAAGAACTTATTTTCTTTAATCAAGAACATGATTGGGAAAATTTTTTCTATAGTAAGTATTGTTGCTAAAAGTTTAATTTCTTTAAGGAGGAATATTTTCATGGGTATTTTAAGTGGAAATCCACAAAATGAACCAATGCACTACGGAGAAGTCTTTGGGATTTGGAGTTATCTTGCAGCGGCACAAGGCGCAATTGCTGGATATCAAGTTCTTATTAACCACACAGGAGACGAGGATTTAAAGAAATTTTTAGAGAATCTTGTAGAGAATGATATCCAATCAGAAGTTGAAGAATTAAAAAATGTATTGAAATTGAATGGTGTTGCATTACCACCAGCACCTCCAGAAAGACCAGTTGCATCTATTGAAACGATTCCTCCTGGTGCTCGTATTAATGATGCAGAAATTGCAGCTAAAGTTTCTATGGATCTTGCTGCTGGGTTAGTAGCATGTAGTCAAGCTATGGGACAATCCCTTCGAGAAGATGTTGGAATGATGTTTGGTCAATTTCATATGAAAAAAGCACAAGCTGGAGTTATATTACTTCGTCTGAATAAGAAAAAAGGTTGGATTATTCCACCTCCATTACATGTTCTACAATCAGATCAAGTATAATAACTAAATGAAAATTCAATCTATTTCTTATGACTGTTGCAGTGAGGTAGTCTAGTAAAATAAAGGTTATTAGCGAATTAAAATAAGTGGCAGAGTCATGACCGCTTTTTGGCAGTAAATGTGCCGGTTGTTTTGGATTTAGCATGTTATATTTGTATTGTGAGTAGTGGCGGAAAACAATGCTCATAAGATTCCTGATAACTGAAATGGATCGTCATGACCGGTGGCGTTGGTTGTAGATTGGATGAACAATTGTTTCTTGTTTTCACATTCAATTGCAATTTACGTTGTGTAAACGGAGAAGGGCTTTTGCTCTTCTTCCAGTTACTTAATAATATTGATGCAAATAAACGTAAATAAAATTAGGTGATTGGAAGAAGAATAAAACTTCATTTACCGTAATTGAAGTGTAAATTAATACTTAAACAAAAAGCATCCATTCGGGTGCTTTTTGTTCTATAGATAAGGAGTGAGGATAATGTGTAAGCATAAGTATCAAGTGTTAGATAGTGAGACTACTTCTTTCTATTCTGATGCTAAGCATTATGGCTTAGATGTATCAGCTACTTTCTACTGTGAGAAGTGCCTTGATATTAAACATCGAGAGAAGCGTATTGATACAGGTGTGATTGAGGTAAAGGATAGTGAATGAATATAAAACCAAACAACAGAAGCGTAAGTTCTATGACAGTGGTGAGTGGAAGAGTATACGCGAACGAGTAAAGAAGAGAGACTCTAATGAATGCCAAGAGTGTAAACGTAACGGTCGCGTTCAAACAGATACCAATGAGTACAGTGAGAGTGCCAAGCGTAAGAAGATACAGCTCGTTGTCCATCATATAAAAGAACTAGAACATCATCCTGATCTTGCATTAGACATAGACAACCTTGAAACAGTCTGTGTGAATTGTCATAACAAAGAACATGGAAGAATGTATGAGAAGAAACAAAATAAATGGGAACATGATGAGAAATGGTGAAAATACAACAAAAATAACACCCCCCCATTCGAGGATTGGGCTTTTTTTCGTCTTAGGGGCACCGGAGGAGGGGGTTAACTGTCAGGTTTTTTTCGATTTTACGCACGTAAGGGGGGTGGGTAGATGGCTGTTAGTATTGTGAGGTTAAAAGAACAGCTCATGAATAGTATTGATATCACAGATTTAGTCGAAGTTGAAAAAGTAGAAAGATACATTGATCTGGTCAAAGCATTTAGAAAAATAAATAAAACCATTAATAAAGAAGGCGAATCTGTAACAGTAAAAAATGGTTCTCAAGTTTTTGTTAAAGCCCACCCTCTTATAAGTGAGAGGAACAAAATTAACAGTTCTTTAATTGCTTTAGGAAGAGATATAAAATTCGTTCCTAAAGTGGGTGCTTCTAATACGGGATACAGTCCAAGTGATTTAATATGATCAGGCAAAAGTATGTAGATGAATATATTGAGCTTTATAGGAGTGGGAAAATAAAGTTCAACAAAGAAAGAGAACTGTTAATTGACTATCTAGAAAAATATGTTTTGAACAGAGACGATTTGTATTTTGATGATGAAATGATTGAGAAGTGTATCCGTTTTGGAGAGAAATGGTACTTCCCGTTGCAAGCATTTCAGAAATTCTTAATAGCATTCGTTTTTTTGTTTTATAAGAAAAACGGGCGTGTATTTTATCGTAAATTCTTGTGGATGCTAGGACGTGGTGGCGGTAAAAACGGATTAATATCAGTCATCATTCATTTTTTAATTAGTGAAATGCATGGTATCACGGAGTATAACATTTCCGTTGTTGCAAACAGTGAAGAGCAGGCGAAAACCAGTCCAGATGAAGTTCATAAATGCGTCAAACGAAATGAAATATTGCAACGAGCATTTAAAACCACATTAACCCAAACTGTCTCTAAAGCAACAGGAAGTATATTGAAGTTTAGAACGTCTAATGGAGATACAAAAGATGGTTTGCGTGATGGCGCGGTTGTATTTGATGAAATACATCAATATGAAAGCAATAAAGATGTTCGAGTCCACATTAGTGGTTTAGGGAAAAAGAAAAACCCACGTGAATTTTACATTGGTACAGACGGGTATGTACGAGACGGATTTCTAGATAAGCAAAAAGAAAAAGCAATGAAAGTTTTAAATGGTGAAGCCCGTCCAAATGCTATCTTTCCGTTCATTTGTAAATTAAATGATGAAAAAGAAGTCGATGATATCGATAATTGGGAAATGGCGAATCCGATGTTATCTCATCCATTAAGTGAGTATGCTGAGGGATTACTTGAAACGATAAAAGAAGAATATGAGGATTTAGAGGATGATCCAAGCAACCGAGAGGAGTTCATGACAAAACGAATGAACTTGCCGGTTACAAATTTGGAGCGATCTGTTGCGAAATGGTCAGAAATTCTTGCTACAAATCGTCCATTTCCTGAGTTATATGCTCAAGAATGCATAGGGGCATTAGACTTTGCAAGTATTCGAGACTTTGCAGCATGTGGTCTTTTATTTAGACAAAATGGGGAGTACATTTTTAAAACTCATTCCTTTGTTCGAAAAGAATTTGTTGATATCTATTATGGATATTCTAAAAAAGCAGGTGAGTTTAAAAAACAAAAATTTGCTCCAATAAAAGAATGGGAAGAGCAAGGACTACTAACGGTTGTGGATGAACCGACTATTAATCCTCAGCATATTGTTGATTGGTTTGTAGAAATGCGAGAACAATATGGGGTTAAAAAGATTATAGCTGATAACTTCAGAATGGAAGCAATAAGGCCATTATTAGTAGCAGAGGGGTTTGAAATAGAAGTTATACGAAACCCAAAAGCAATTCATAGTTTATTAGCTCCACGTATTGAAATGGCATTTGCAAATAAACAAATTGTTTTTGATGATAATCCGCTAATGCGTTGGTATACGCAAAATGTGTTGGTTGTTATCAAAGGTGATGGAAATAAAATATATGAAAAGAAAGAACCTGTACGTAGAAAAACAGATGGGTTTCAGTGTTTTGTTCATGCTCTTTATCGTGCGGATGAGATACAAGAAGCAACTGATTTTGTTATAGGTAACATTAAATTCTAATAAAGGGGGTGATAACCATTGGATGGTTAGGTTCAGTATTTAAAAGAAATAAAGAACTAGAATTTATGCTAGATCTGGATTTGATTGCTGATACAGCAAATAGGCTTCACATGAAACGATTAGCACTTGATACATGCGTATCTTTTCTAGGAAGAACGATTAGTCAATCTGAATTCAGGCTAAGAAACGGTAAAACATTTGAGAAGAATGAGCTTTATTATCGACTAAACGTTAGACCAAATAAGAATATGACCGCAAGTACCTTCTGGGAAAGATTTATTCGTAAACTTATTTATGATAATGAATGCTTAGTCATACAAGCTGATGATGGTGATTTACTTATTGCCGACGGATTTCAGCATAACGAATATGCTGTATATGAAGATGCTTTTACAGATGTAACAGTAAAAGATTACACGTTTAAGAGAAGTTTTAAACAAAGCGAAGTAATTCACTTAAAGTATCGAAATGATAAATTATCTCCACTTATCGATGGATTATTTGCGGATTACGGAGATTTATTTGGTAGGATATTAAACTCACAGAAGCGTAAAAATCAAGTTCGTGGCACGGTTGATATGGAAATGATTGGTGCTAAAACAGAAGAACAAATAGCGAAGTTACAAGAGTTTATAGACAACATGTATAAGTCGATTGGCTCAAAAGATATAGCTATTGTCCCACAACAAAAGGGTATTAATTATAACGAGATATACAACGGTGTTGCGAATGGCCCAAGTGTGGAAGAAATCAATAAAGTAACAAATGGTTTCTTAAATCAAGTAGCTATGGCATTTGGTATTCCAACAGCTCTGATATATGGGGAAATGGCTGATGTAGAAAAGCAAACGAAAAATTATATGCTTTTTACAGTACGGCCATTATTAAAAAAGCTATCTGATGAAGCGAACGTTAAATTCTTTGAAATGAGTGAATATCTTTTGGGACGAAGAATTGAGGTTAAGGCTGTTTCCTATCAAAGTATATTTGATCTTGCGACAAGTATTGATAAACTCATTTCTTCAAGTGCATTTACAGGAAATGAGATTCGATCAGAAGTAGATTATGAAGATTCTGATGATCCAAACCTAAATATCCACCATATTACGAAGAACTATACAAAATTAAATGAATCTGAAGGAGGGGAGAAAGAAAATGACGGTGAAAATTGACGTGAAAGGACCAATTATTTCTAACGATGAAGCTTGGATTTATGATTGGTTTGAAATGGATGCTACAAGCCCAGGTAAGATTTCAAAAGAACTTGAAAATGCAAATGGCGAGGAATTAGTTGTATCAATAAATAGTCCTGGTGGTTATGTAAATGAAGGTTCAGAGATTTACACGGCATTAAAAAATTATCCTGGTCATGTAGAAGTTCAAATTGTTGGTTTAGCAGCAAGTGCAGCATCATTTATTGCAATGGCTGCAGATAAAGTCCGCATTTCTCCAACAGCACAAATCATGATTCACAATGCTTCTATGTGGAATGGTGGTGATCATCGTGACATGGAAAAGGCGGCTGAGATGTTAAAAATAACAGATCGAGCAATTGTAAACGCCTATGTCATTAAAAGTGGTAAATCAGAAGAAGAACTACTTAATATGATGGCTGAAGAGACTTGGATGGGTCCACAACAAGCATTAGAAAATAATTTTGTAGATGAAATCATGTTCATGGAGAATCCAGTTAAAATGACAGCTTCAAGTGCCACTTCTACTATGATCCCGCAGAAAGTAATTGATGGTTTTAGAAATGGAACAATGGGAAAAGGTCAAGGGATTACAAAAGAAGATTTAAATACAGCATTATCAGGGTTAAAAGGTGAAATCCTGAATGATTTACAAACGAATACAAATCAAAAAGAGCTGATTCCAGAACCTGTTAATACAAAGCAGAATCTGAGTAAGCTCTTTTTAACTTTAGGAGGAAAATAAAATATGGTTATTAAATTCAATAACTTTGAAGAGAAGAGATTAGCTTTTGCGAAAGCAACACAGGAAGGTACAACAGTAGAACAATCGGCAGCATTAAATTCTATGATTGAAGCACTTGCTACAGATGTTCGTTCAGATATCTTAAATCAAGTGAATGAATCAATGGTAGATCGTTCTATTATGCAATCTCGCGGCGCTAATGTATTAACAAGCGAGGAAATGAAGTTCTTTAATGCAGTTGTGGAAGAAGGTGGCTTTAAGTCTACTGAAACTTTACCTAAAACAACTCAAGAACGAATCTTTGATGATTTAGTTGAAGATCATCCTTTCTTACAACATATTGGTTTAGAAAATTTAGGGGCTGTAACAGAATTCATTTACGGCGATCCAGAGGGTGCAGCAGTATGGGGACCGTTATTTGATGGTATTAAAGGGCAACTAAATGCTACATTCCGTAAAGATAGCATTTCACAACTTAAATTAACAGCGTTTATTCCATTAGCAAACGACATGTTGAAACTTGGACCGGTATGGGTAGAACGTTATGTTCGTACAATGATTACAGAAGCAATGAAAGTGGGTTTAGAACGTGGATTTGTAGCTGGTACAGGTAAAAATGAACCTATCGGGTTATTAAAAGATCCAAGTGGAAGTGTTGTGAATGGAGTATATCCAGATAAGAAGCCAGTAGGCACTTTAACGTTCGAACCAGGTCGTAAAACAATCAATGAATTAAAAGGTGTTGTTAAACTACTAGCTAAAAAATTAAATGCTGATGGTTCGGATGCAGATCGACCAAAAAATATTGCTGGTAAAGTAGTTATGGTAACTAATCCGTTTGATACTTTTGATATTCAAGCGAACGCAACAATACAAAATGCGGCTGGAGTATATGTAACAAGCTTGCCATTTAATCCGATCCTTACAGAATCGGTGTTTGTACCTCAAGGGAAAGTATTATTCTTTGTTAAGGGTCAATATGTTGCAGCGATGGGTGGAACAGAGCCAATCAAAAAATATGAAGAAACACTAGCTTTAGAAGATGCGACAGTTTATATTGCTAAACAATATGCTACAGGTAAACCAAAGGATAAATACACTTCACAAGTTTACACATTGAAACTTGAAGAAGTAACGCCACCAACACAAGGATGATGTGAATGGATACAGTAATTTTAAATGAAATATTACAGCAATTCAAAGATAGGATGCGATTAGGTGATGACGAAGACGATAACCTAAGACGTATCCTTTTTGCATCCAATGAGGCTCTAATAAAAGTGTGTGGATCGTATGACATAACCAAAGATGAGACGTTCAAAGAATTAGTTTTTGAGCGTTCTCGTTATGTTTACAATGATGCACTGGAGTATTTTGCTGAAAACTTTTTAACAGAAATTAATAGCTTCGGCATTCAAAAAGCTTTAGAAGAAATCAAATTGGACGGTGATTAATATGCGCCCTTTTCAGTATAAAAAGCCACTGAATACAGGTGATTTTAGAAATCGAATTATTTTTGAGCAGCCTGAAGTAATAAAAGATGAATTGAATCAAGAAATTGAAACTGGTAATTGGCAAGAAGTTAAAAAAGCATGGGCCATGATAAAAACGATAAAAGGATCAGAGTACATTGAAGCTTCGGCTTCACAGTCCATGCGAATTTATCGGTTTGTAATTCCTTACACAGAGGGAATTACAGAATTAATGAGAATTATTTTGAAGGATAAAACAGGACATAGAACCTTCGATATCATCGAACCGCCAATGAATGATGATGAAATGTATCAAACATTGACCATTATCGCAAAGGAGCATACTTAATATGAATGATTTTGCGAGTGAGATTGCTAGAGAATTACAAAGATATGCGAATGTTGTGGAAGAAAACTTAGAAAATGAAATTGATGAAGTGGGAGATATTGCTGTTGGTAAGTTAAAGCAAGGAAGCCCTAAAAAAACAGGTGCTTATCGTAAAGGATGGCGTAAGAAAAAAGAAGGTAATGGTGTTATTCTCCATAATACGCAAGGACAATTAACGCATCTTTTAGAAAAGGGACATGCGAAAGTCGGTGGTGGTCGAGTTCCAGCACAAGTTCATATTCGTCCAGTTGAAGAGTATGTAATTGACGAATTGCCAAGACGTATTGAAAGGGCGGCTCAACAATGACATTAGGTGAATTAACAAAAATTCTTGAAGCTACCGGTTATCCTGTGGCTTATTCGCATTTCACAGCAACGCCAGGTAATTCAGTTCCCGCGCCACCTTATATTTGTTTTCTTGTGGATGGATCAGCAAATCTCATGGCTGATAACAAGGTTTACCACAAGATAAATGATTTGAATATAGAGCTTTACACAACTAAAAAAGATTTAGTTGCGGAAGCCAAGCTAGAGAAGGTACTAGACGATCATGATATCCCTTATGAATCGTATGAGACTTTTATTGAATCTGAAAAGTTGTATCAAAAAAATTATGAAACGAGGTTGATATAAATGAATGAAAACAAAGTAGCTTTTGGTTTGAAAAATGTCCATTATGCACTTTTCGATATTAAAGATGGTGTAGTCACATTTAGCACACCGATTCCATTACCAGGTGCAGTTGAATTAACGTTTGATCCACGAGGGGATTTAATTGAATTCTACGCGGATGACATGCTTTACTATGCGGCAAGTAATAACCAAGGTTATGACGGAACGCTATCCATCGCGACAATTCCAGAACAATTTGCTGTTGATGCATTAGGAGAGGAATTAGACGAAGAAGACGGTGTGTTAAACGAATTAGCTGACGCGAAAGGGAAATCATTTGCATTATTATTTGAATTTGATGGTGATGTACGAGCAACGCGCCACGTTATGTTTAACTGTTCAGCAAGTCGTCCAACACTTGCATCTAAAACGAAAACAAATTCAGCGGAGCCAAATACAAATGAACTTAAATTTGTATCAAGCCCTATTGATATTAACGGAAAACGTATGGTTAAAACGAAAACTACAACTAAATCAAAACAAGCGATTTATGATAATTGGTACAAAAAAGTGTATACAAAAGTACCTGCATTACCGAAAGGAGCATAAGTAGATGGAAAAGACAATTTCAATAGATGGAAAACAAGTCAGATTAAAAAGTACAGCAGCAACAGTTAAACGATATAAAGCACAATTCAGACGTAATTTATTTGCAGATATGATGGGGTTAGGAGCAATTAGTACATTAACTTCGTCAGATGGATCACAACAACCTATCGATACATCTAATCTTGATTTAAGTAAAGTGGACTTTGAGCTTGTTTATGATTTGACTTGGTTATTCGCTAAAACGGCTGATTCAAGTATTCCTGATCCTATGACGTGGCTGGATGAATTTGAAGAATTCCCAATTGAAGAAATCATGCCAGAAATAATTGAACTAGTTCAAGTCACTATGGGAGCAAAAAAAAAATAAAAGAAAACAATGGAGAGCAAGGGACATTCAGTGATGAAGAATTAACCACTGATTTGTTCCTTGCTCTTTGTTATAAAGCGAAATTAACGCGTTGGGATTTAGAAGATATGACAATTGGTGATTGTTTTGATTACATTGCTGAATTCGCTGAAATGGAGAATCCAGACAAAGAAAAAGTTAGAAAAGCAAATCAAAAAGATTACGATGCGTTCTAAGAAATGAGGCGAGAAAATGGCAGGAAGAATTAAAGGGATTACGATAGAAATCGGCGGGAATACCGGGCCGTTACAAAATGCTTTAAAAGATGTAAATAAACAAAGTGATGCCTTGGCTAAAGAATTAAAAGATGTTGAACGCCTGTTAAAGTTTGATCCAGGTAATGTGGAAGCATTAGCACAAAAGCAAAAATTACTTACACAACAGATTGAAAACACAACGCAAAAGCTAGATAAATTGAAAGCAGCGGAACAACAAGTACAAGCTCAATTTCAAAACGGTAAAATTTCTGAAGAACAATATCGTGCATTCAGACGTGAAATTGAATTTACAGAAGGATCACTTAATGGTCTTAAAAATAAACTAGGAAACATGAAAGCTGAACAAGAGAATGTAGCGAGTTCCACAAGGCAATTAGAAACATTGTTTAGAGCTACAGGAAAAAACGTTGATGATTTTGCAGGAGCATTAGGAAATCGTCTTGTGAATGCAATTAAAAGCGGAACAGCTACAAGTCGCCAATTAGAACAAGCGATTGGGATTATTGGTCGTGAAGCATTAGGAACTGAAGCGGATATTGAAAAGTTACAAAGAGCGTTACGATCTGTGGATGCTGGCAATTCAATACAACAAGTTCGAAATGAATTAAGAGATTTACAGCAAGAAGCCCAAAGGACGGAAAGAGAATTTCAAGAATTAGATATTGGCTTAGAAAACGTTCTTGGTGCAATGGTAGCTGGTGGCGGAATTGCCGGGACAATCGAAAAAGCACTTGATATGTCTAAACTGAAAACAAAAATCGATATAAGTTTCGAAGTGCCTGACTCCTCGAAAAAATCGGTGGAAGAAGCTATTAGGAGTGTCACTACTTATGGAGTTGATGCTGAAGCATCTTTGGAGGGTGTGCGTAGGCAATGGGCCTTAAATAAGAATGTAAGTGATGAAGCGAATGCATCCATCGTTAAAGGTGCTGCAACAATTGCGCAATCCTATTCAGGATTAGATTTTACTGAATTAATTCAAGAAGTTAATGAAATAGGTAATGAATTTGGTATATCACAAGAAGGCGCTCTTGGTATGACAAACGCTTTACTTGGAATAGGCTTTCCATCTGAACAATTAGATATTATCGCTGAATATGGAGGGCAGCTAATACGAGCTGGATACAGTGCTGAAGAAGTCCAAGCAATAATGGCGGCTGGGGTCGAAACCGGCACTTGGAATTAGATTATAGTTCCCTTGTATGGTGACATACAATGAAAAACTCCTTTAATTCAGTGAAACTCTCAAATGAGACAATACTGAGCGAAGCCTTTTAATTAAGGAACGTGCAACGACTAGTCGAAAGACGTAGGGTGTAAGCAAATGACACTCGAAATGGGGAGCAACTCAAGTAGTTGAAGATATAGTCTAATCTATGCGGTGACGTATAGCAGTTCATAAGAGAACGGGCGTGACGTTGCGAATCACGTTGAATATAAATGATTGATAATCTCTTAGATGGATTGAAAGAAGGGCGTATTAAAGCGGCTGAATTTGGCCAAGGTGTCGATAAAGCTATGAAAGAAACGTTAGAAGGTACTAATATTTCAGCTGAACAATTGCAAAAATGGGGGCAATCTGTAGCGAATGGTGGTAAAGAAGGCTCAGCCGCTATGTCGGAGATTGCAGCAGCTTTAGCCAATGTAGAAGATAAAACGAAGCGAAACGAGTTAGGTGTCAAACTTTTCGGCACAATGTGGGAAGATCAAGGTGACAACATAACATACGCGATACTTGGAGCTCAAAGTAAAGTAGTTGATTTTGATAAGAACCAGCAAAAATTAAATGAATCTATTAAGAAAATGGATGCAAGTCCAGCTGTGAAATTCCAACAAGCTATGCAAGATTTACAAGTTGCTCTCGAACCATTGCTAGGGGTTGTAGCAGATGTTATTTCTAAATTTGCTGAATGGATTTCTAATAATCCAGAATTGGCAGCAACATTAGCAGCCGTAGCAACCGCTATTGGAATAATCTCAGGTGCAATTATGGCGCTTGCGCCAATAGTTGTAACGGTAATGAGTATTTTTGGGGTTGGTGCGGCTGTAGCAGCTGGGATTGTCGCCATTGTTCCAATTATCATAGCAGCTATTGTTGCTCTTGGTTTTGCTATTTATAAAAACTGGGAAGATATCAAAAATTGGACGATAGATACCTATAATTTTATTAAAGATTATTTAGTAGGATTGTGGAGCGGAATAGTAGAAACCGCATCCTCTTGGTTATCTTTGCTTGTAGAATCAGTGTCTGGATGGTGGTCCTCCCTAGTAGAATCAACGATAACATGGCTATCTTCAATGGTAGAGACGGCATCTAGCTGGTGGTCTTCTCTAGTAGAAACCGCATCTCAATTTTTTATGCAATTGTTCCAAAAATGGCAAGAAACTTGGCAGTCTATTCTTACATTCTTAGATCCAATTATTTCATTAATTTCTACCTTGTTAGAAGCAGGGTGGCTATTAATACAAGCGGGTGCGCAAATTGCCTGGGCGGCAATATCTCAATATATTATTCAGCCGATTCAGGAAGCATATAACTGGGTGAGTGTAAAAATCGGTGAATTGGTTGCATGGCTTGGTACGCAGTGGGAATTAGCGAAATCCTATACATTAGCAGGTTGGAATTTAATAAAACAGTATGTTATTCAACCGGTTCAGGAGTTGTGGAATACAACAAAGCAAAAGCTTTCTGATTTAGCTAATTGGATATTAAATAATTGGGAATCTATAAAATCTTATACACTTTCAGCATGGAATTTAGTTAAACAATACATAATTAATCCAATAACTGAAACGTATAATCAAGCCAAACAAAAATTTACTGATCTATATAATTCAGCGAAAGAAAAATTTGATGCTATAAAAAATGCAGCACAAGAAAAATTCGATGCGGCTAAACGTAACATCATCGATCCAATCAAAGAAGCGGTTGGTAATGTAGAAGAATTTATTGGGAAGATTAAGGGATTCTTTAGTGATTTAAAATTAAAAATTCCAAAGCCTGAAATGCCACCTCTTCCACACTTTAGCTTACAAACAAGTACGAAAAACGTTTTAGGTAAAGATGTTACTTATCCATCAGGAATTAATATTGATTGGCGTGCAAAAGGTGGTATCTTCACTAAGCCGACTATCTTTGGGATGAATAATGGACGTTATCAAGCAGCAGGAGAAGCGGGGGACGAAGCGGTGCTTCCGCTTAATAAAAAGACACTTGGAGCTATTGGTGCTGGAATCGTAGCAGCCATGCCACGAGAACAATTTGCTATGCCAGGCGAAATAAATCAATTAATGGGTGACATGAGCCGTATGATGGCTAGTTCTGTCAGCCAATTATCAGGATTAAAGACTGTCATGAGTGGTGTGTATGGAAATATGTCAAATAGTAAACAGGCTATGACAAGTAGTGTATCAAATCAAGTATTTAATAACTCATTTGGATCATCTGGTGACGGAGCAATTCCGATGCTTGGTGGTGATTTGGTTGTTGAAGTTCCTGTTGTTATAGAGGGGCGAGATGTGGCGCGTGGTACGTATCGATATACAACCGAGTACCAAGAAAGAGAAAAACAAAGAGACTCAGCCTTTTAGGTTTGGGTTTCTTTTATTTTATAGAGAAACGAGGTGTTAAAATGAGTACTTTTACTTTTAATAAACAACGCAAGGAATACATTCAAATAGAAAAAGGATGGAGTCCACCAACATGGGCACCTCTAAAACGGAATTTTTTAAAAACACCTGGATATCCAGGTGCAAGATTATTAGGTACAGAAACCGATCCACGTCCACTTCCTGTACCTGTAGGAATTATTGTTCCAGATGGAACGGACTTAGAAACTTTAAAAGAAGAAATAGCAGATTGGTTAATTACAGAACAACCTGTCGAGTTAGTTTTTGATGTAAAACCAGATAGAACATATATAGCTGTTATTGATGAAGATTTTAATGTTGATGATTTTGTAAGTCTGGGAAAAGGTACTTTAAAATTTATTTGCCCAATGCCATATAAATTAGGACCAATTCGAAATGCAAAAGCAAAACTAGAACCAAATAATATTATTAAAATGGATGCTTTGAATGAGGGAAGTGTATTTTCAGAACCGAAATTCAAGATACAGGTAGAGAATCCGTCCACATTCATCGATATTATAAATAAAAATGGAGGTCAACATTTTCGTATAGGATACCCAGTTAAGATAGATGAAACGCCAATAAGTCGGTATGAATTGGTTATGCATGATAAAGCGAATTCTCTAGTGGGTTGGACGGAAGTGGGAAAAGATTTCGTTTCAGATTACGGAATCGTAGCAGGGAAAATGATAGCGGATGGTGCACGCATCATGCCATCTGATTACGGTCAAGGGCAATTTTGGCACGGACCAGCAGTGAAAAGAAGCATTACAGGTGGACCGCTACAAGATTTCACACTTGATGCAATAGTTGAATGTCGAAACTTAAACCCCGCAACTATGGGACGTGTAGAACTTTATTTATTAGATGAGAACAGCGTTGTAGTCGGAAAAGTAGGTATGTTTGATGCATATAGAAATTCTAGCGAGAATTTTGGTGAAGTTATGGCGGGAAACGGTGACTACAATCATTTGATTATAGCGGAAACGGGTTATTATCGTACAACATGGAATGATTTTTATGGACGTCTACACATTGCACGAGTGGGAAATTATTGGCAAGGTGATATTGCTTTAATCGATGAAAAAGGAAATTACCATACAGAAAAATTTGCCCAATGGTGGGATACGGGCAATAGCTTTATGAAAAAAGTAGCTCAAATTGTTGTTCATATATGCTCGTTTAATGATGCACCATCATTAATTGCAGCTGTACATGATATTAAAGTGCAAAAAGTAAATAGCAATACAGAACGTCAAATACCTTATATTGTTCAAAAAGGAGATCTTGTAGAAATCGATTCATCGGATGCAAGTATTCGTATTAACGGAGCAGATGCGATAAATATAAAGGATTTTATGAGTGACTATATACGTATTGAAAAAGGAAAGAATGAAATCGAAATATCCCCAAACAACATTGGACAAGTAGATGTCACGTATAGGGAGCGTTACAGATGAGTAAAGCAAATAATCTATTACACATTGTGGATTTTAAAACAGAACAAATCATAGGTGTTATCAAAGAACAGGATTATTGGGATGATTTACGCCAATGGGAGCTTAAAGATAACAAAGATAAATTTGAGTTCACAACAGCTGATGGTACAAAGATAGCGGCATCACTTATACAACAGAACCTTGTCGTTAAACAAACTCGTGACGGTACTTTTGTTTCATACATTATTACAGAAGTAGAGCAAGATTCAACAGGTCGTCCAAAGAAGATTTATGCACTTGGTGAACATACAAAGCTAAAGAAAGCGACCGTAATTAAACCACAAACCTTACAAGCTACTACAGTCAACGAATCTACAGACTTTGCTTTACAAGGTACAGAATGGAAACGTGGGATTACTGAGTTTGTTGGTATACGTACCATTCATATTAAAGATTTTACAAATCCGCTTGATCTCTTAAAACAAATCGCATCTACGTTTGAACTTGAGATTCGTTTTAGAACAGAAATAATGGGATCTTTTATTGTCGGTCGGTATATAGATTTAATAAAAAAAGTAGGACGTGACAACGGAAAAGAATTCTTGTTAGGAAAAGATGTACAAGGCATCCGGCGTATTGAGAATAGTCAAGATGTAGTAACCGCTCTTGTAGGTGTTGGTCCACAAAATAGTGAAACTGGTGAATTTCTCACATTTGAAGAAATAAACAATGGCAAACTTTATGTAGGAAATAATGATGCCTTACAACGTTGGTCAAAAGATGGCAAGCATTTATTCGATATTTATTCACCGCAAACAGAAGATCAAGATATGACGAAGCAACGACTCAAACAGTTAACCGAAGCAGAATTAAAGAAGCGAATTGATAGTTCTACTTCATATGAAGTAAGTGCAGTAGCGCTTGAAAAAGTGTTTGGTTTATCTCATGAATCGGTTCGTAAAGGAGATACGGTACGAATAAAAGATACAGGGTTTAGTCCACCACTTTTCTTAGAAGCTAGGTTAATAGCAGCGGATGAATGCGACACCGATCCATCGAAAGATAAATATATCTTTGGTAATTATCGTGAAATCAAAGATACACGAAGCCTTATCGATAGGTTATATGCACAAATCATGGGTAGCTTATCAAATAAAGCGTCTAAAGAATTACTAGATATGCTAGATAAGAAACTTCAAGAAAACGTAAAAGAAACAGAAGTCATTCGAAAAGAGTCGGAAGCAGCAAAGAAAATTGCTGAACAAGTTGCTGAGAACCTTAAAAATAATACCGTTGATATTATTGAAGGCGTAAATCCACCAACAGCAAACTTAAAGGATAGAAAAACGTTGTGGCAAGATATCAGCAAAGGTAAGCCTGGTATTCTGAAATTGTGGAAGGATGGTAAATGGGATCCTGTTATTCCTGATGTGGAATCCGTTAAGAAAGAAACATTGGAACAAGTGAGCAAAGACATTGAGACCACAAAAAGCGAATTAAATCAAAAGGTTCAAAGTGTGGAAGGTAAAGCGCAAGAAATAGCTGGGCAAATAGTTGATGTTCAAAAACAAATTAATAACAAAGTAGATCAAACATGGATTAATACCCAATTAAAAGATAAAGCAGATAAATCCGGTGTTTATACGAAAGATGAAATTAAAGATGGTTTTATTGGGAAGCAAATCTATGAAACTGATAAACAAGGGAATGTTCAGAAGTTCCAAGAAATCAGTACATCCTTTGAACAAACAAATGAAAATATCAAATCAAAAGCAGAGAAACAAAGCGTTATTGATTTAGGTAATAACCTAACACAAGTTTCAAAAACTGCTAATGAAGCGAAACAAACTGCTGATGGTAATACACGTACCATTTCACAAGTGGATTTTAAAGTAAACCAAACAGCTACAGACTTTACCAAAAAGACAACAGCAATAGAAGAAACTGTTACTGGGGTTTCAACAAAAGTTACCAATATACAAACTGAACAAGGCAAGATCAGTGAGTGTATTACTAAATCCGAGCAAACCGCAGATGGTTTTAAAACTTCTATTGAATCGCTAACTAAAAAAGATACTGATATCAGCAATAAATTAAATACAGTTGAGGAAACTGTGGACGGCACAAAAAAGACGATATCTGATGTGCAACAAACTGCAAATGATCTGAAGAAAACAACAACTGAAATTAAAGAACAAGCCGGAAAGATTAATGAGAAGTTAACAAGCGTAGAAAAGAAATTTGATGAGCAAGAAATAGGAGTGCGTAATTTAATATCAGACACGCAATATTGGGAAACAACACAAGTAGCTTCAAATTCGGCATATGGAATATTTAAAAATAACTTAAATTCATTGTTTAGTACTTTAGTTGAGCAAACCATAACCTTCAGTTTCGACGTGAAAATTATCACGAATGATAACACTGAGGGAAGGATTCAATTTTATGGTTCTAATGGTTCTCCAAAATATACTTTCGCTCAAAAAGTATTAACAGGCATAAATAAAGATTTTCAACGGGTTACTTACACAACTAAAATTCAAGAGATTCCTAGTAACAATGGACAAGCAAGATTGGAATTTTGGGGGATAGATGCTAAAACAACTAAAATTATTATTCAAAACTTTAAACTTGAAAAGGGGAACAAAGCCACTGGATGGACACCAGCCCCAGAAGACCAAGTAACAAACGATGAATTCACCAAGAGAACAACTGAGATTGAAAAAAGTGTGGAAGGCGTTAAAACTACTGTATCAAATGTTCAAAACAGTCAAGTCGGATTTGAAAAGCGTATGAGTAATGTGGAACAAACAGCAAGCGGTCTTTCTACTTCAGTTAACCAATTGAAGCAAACACAAACTACACAAGGAAAACAGATTACTGATGCTAATACAAAGATAGAACAACAAGCACAAGCAATTAAGGCCAAAGTAGAAATTAAGCAAGTAGAAGACTACGTTGGCGGTTTTCAAATTCCTGAGTTGAAGAATACTGTTACAAAAAACGCTCAAGATTTAATGGAAGAAATATCTAAAAAGGTAGCTACACAAGATTACAACAAGAAAACAACTGAATTAGAGCGTCTTATTTCCGCGAATGCGCAGGGGATTAGTCTTGCTGCAATCAAAACAGAAGTATATACGAAAGGGCAGGCTGACGGAAAATATGCGGATAAAGCGTATGTAGAAAAACAAGTAGGGCGTATTGACGTAACTGAAAAAGCGATTACGAGTACCGTCCAAAAAGGCAATATCATCTCAGCTATTAACCAAACAGCTGAACAGATTCAAATCGATGTTGCTAAGTTGAAGATTAACGCGGATACAATCGTACAATGGCTAACAGCAAAAGGAATAGACGCTGATGTCATTAAAATCAGTGGTGATAAAGTAACAATTGATAAAAATGGTATTACAGCAAAAATGGCTGACTTCTTTTTTGAAGATGAGCGTGGGCAGAAATTTTCAGTAACACCAAGGAAGAATCTCATTCCAGATCATGACTTTTCACACATTTCTTTTAAGAATTTTAATAATTATTTTTTGAAGATTGAATACAGTCCTACATGGACAATTATGTCTAATCCATATATTGAGAAACCAGTGGTTAATAATTATGAGCCAATGGTTAATCCGTTGCGGATAGATTTAGGAAACTGGATTCGTTTTACATTATTTGATGGTGTAAAACCAGGTAAGAAATACACATTGTCGGCTCATTTCAGAGCAACTACCAATGATAATCGTGTAAACATTACAAACAAGCCAATCATGAGAGCGGTATTCGGTAAATATAACGGTGACACTCCCGTGGAGCTTGGACGAGCATCAAAAACTTACGATGCACCAAGCATTCAAACTGGGAAAATAGTAAGATACGCTTTAACCTTCACTGTGCCGAGTAACTATGTAGAAGGAAATGGTTATGTTTATATTGATTTATTTGGCGAGGGGCTCTTAAATAATATGCAAGCAATTGCTGTATCAGGTGTTCAGTTGGTGGAAGGTGACGTTCCTTCCGTTTATAACTGGGATACAACACATGGAGAACTCGTAAACGGAACACTGCCTTTTTCTACAATTGCACTTGGTACAAAAGATAATGTTATTTACCACAATCATGTGAACAAATGGAATTATATGAATGCGCCACTTGAAATCATAAGCAATGGCGAAATGATGGCACTCGTTGGAGATGATCGTGCGGGACTCAGTTTTTATCCCCGTGGCGGTGGAGAACGTAGAAGTTACATCGGTCACATTTACAACAATGAAAATAGATTCCGAATTGAATCAAAAGATCCTGTTGCAACGACACAATCAATTGAATGTAATGGGATTAACGTATGTGGTGGATACTTTGGTGCTAATGCAGGTTCTATTCATTATACAAATGGTAGCTTAGGTTTAGGGTGGTATTTCCATGATGGTAGATGGAATTATGTTGATTTCACAAATATGACTTCTAGAACATAGAGAGGGAGATGAGTATGAATCCAGACAAATTTATGCGTCCAATGCCACCTAATGAACAGTCACCATTCTTAGGTAGAGTAGTTGATTTGAAGAAAGGTGAAAATCAAGTCACCGTTAGCATTCCAAACGATATGCTAGAATTTTGCGGTATCAAGGAAGATACAAAAGTTGAAGTTTGGGGACTTCCTGATGGCACGTTGAATATGCGGATTGCTACTGCATGTGATTTATGTAATAAGGGCGGCAGAGTTTACGAGATTGAGCTTTTCGGTAAAGTAAGCCTTATCTGTGCCGAAGATTATGTAAAGCTAACTGGAAAGAGACCAGGGGCTTCTGATGAAGTAACACTTGAACATGTGGAAGAAGTAGAAAATAGAATGATAGAAGAAGCATTATCAGCAGATCAGTATTAACTAAATACATGTAAACAAGTAGGGCAGCCATGAGCTGTTTTTAATTTTGAATAAAATACGATTTTTATAACAAAGAGGAGCGATTTCGCTGCTCTTTTTATTTTGAAATGAGGTGGTCAAAGTGGAAGGGTTACAAGATATCAAAAGTGATATTCAAGAAATAAAACAAGATATCAAAGACATTCGTTTGGAAATTAAAACCTTAGAAATGCGAACGACAGGTAACGAAAAAGACATTATTAATATCACTAAACAGTTAGATAAGATCGGCGCCAATACTACCTGGATATTACGACTTATTGTGGGCGGACTTGTTGGGGCAGCACTGACTTTCTTACTGAAAGGAGGTGGTATGTAATGTTTGAAATTACAGTAATGATTGGCATTATAGTTGGTCTTTCACAAATTTGCAAAACAATTGGATTACAAACAAAATATGTTCCGTTATTGAATGTAACGCTTGGCATTGCGCTAGGCGTTTTATTTTTGGGCGGAGATATAAAAACAAATGTATTTCAAGGAATCATCATTGGACTGTCAGCAAGTGGATTATTTGATCACACAAAAATTATGAAAAAGGATGTTGATGAAAAATGAAAAAGACAATGAAACATATTACCTCGTTCCTTATGATTCTAGTACTTGCTGGTTCTTTTGCTACAAGTGCTTTTGCTGATAGAACGCTTATTATTCCTGATTTACCTAAACAACCATACCGTAATGGCGTGGGTGCATATGAAGGTGTTGTAGCTCATTCTACAGCAACTCCAGAAGCTCCAGCTAGTAACATTCAAAAATATGAGTCTCGTACATGGAGAAACGCATTTGTTCACTATGCAGTCGATTGGAACGAAACAATCCAAATTGCCGATACAAAGTATATTGCTTATGGCGGTGGACCTGCTGCGAATAAGCGCTTTGTCCACGTTGAATTATGTGAAACAGCAGACTATGCAAAATTCAAACGTTCATATGAAAAATACGTAAAACTTTTAGCGAAAATTTTAAAAGATAACAAGATATCTGTAGAAAAAGGATTATGGACACATAGCGATGTAACTCATCACCTTGGCGGTACAGATCATGAGGATCCAATTGACTATTTAAAGTCTCATGGTGTTTCAGAAGCTCAATTTAGAGCAGATGTGCAACGCGCATACAATAATGGTAATGTAGATGTTTCTGTACCTGACAAGCCATCTAAGCCAGAAGAAGTTCCAACAGCTGTAACAGATGGTATCGCTTATATTCAAGGATACAACGTTAATTTACGTAAAGGACCTGGGACAAGTTATTCTAAGATTCGTCAACTGAACAAACCAGAATCTTATGTTGTATGGGCTGAAAAGGATGGGTGGTTAAATCTTGGTGGAAATCAGTGGATTAAGAACAATCCATCTTATGTGAAGTTTAACAAGAAAAGTACAGTGGATTCTTCTATTGTAGGGAAGCGTCTTATTTCAAAAGTTAACAATCTACGTTTCTATGATGCTCCATCTTGGCAGGATAAAGATGTTGCTGGCTCTGTAGATGCAGGATTAGGATTTACGATTGATACGAAAGTGAATGTTAATGGTTCACCACAATATAAAGTACACAATAGTAAAGGGAAAATATACTATGTAACTGCTAATGAATTTTATATCAGTATACATTAATAGAAAGAAAAAAGGGCTACTCGTAATGAGTAGCCCTTTTTTAACATCTCTTTATGCGTAACGAGAATTATATATCATAGTTACAACTTCCGCTCTTGTTGCAAATTCATTCCCGCGTGTACCATCAAAAATACCAAGTTTCTTTGCGCGTCTATCTGACCCACTGAATCCGGTTGCTGGATTCCATAATTTCATATATCCGGCCAATGATGATGCCATTGCAGCAGCCTCGCTACGAGTCACCCAGTTTGTCCCTCTAGACCCATCTGAATATCCATGTACTACAACAAAAGCTTGTGCGGAATTAAAATCATAGTCACTATGATATTTCCACTCTTTACGCATCATCATTAACCACATGTCTTGTCGAGTTGCTAGGCTGTCCCTCATATCAGCAGTAATAATTTTATTTTGAAGAGCCCAATTTATCTGTGGGTCTGCCCAATGTGCAGATGCTTCTTTTGGAGCAAATGTTGCGAAGCCTACTGATAGCGTAACAGCTGCAGCAGCAACAATCATAAATTTTTTGAGTTTCTTTAACATATTTTCCATCCCTCACCCTATGTTTCTGATACATCCAATAAATTACATTATTTGGTTTTTAAAGAAATGTATAATCCATATTGGAATAGTTTATTAGTGATTCCACTTTGCTCTAAATAGCATAGATACTACCTCGGCTCTTGTAGCAAAGCTATTACCACGAGTACCATCAAAGAATCCAAGAGACTTTGCAGCTCTATCAGTATCATAGAATCCTACTTCAGGGTCCCACTTAATATTTTGATATTTCATTCGTAGTACCATTGCAGCAGCTTCACTACGAGTGATCCAGTTTGTTCCACGGGTTCCATCAGAGATACCTCGATTAATAACATAATTACGTGCATTGTTATAGTTGTACCCGCCGCTTCTATTATCTACACGAGTAATTATTAACCACATATCTTGTCGAGTAGCTAAACTATCACGTAAATCTGCTGTGATATAACCTCTATTCATAGCCCAATTCATTTCTGGATCTGCCCAATGAGCAGACGCTTCTTTAGGAGCGACTGTTGCGAAACCTACAGATAACATAACAGCTGCAGCAGCAACAACCATAATTCTTTTAATCTTTTGTAACAT